GGTTTCTGCTTCTCCGAAGCAAAATGTATTCGGGAGGCCACCATAAACAGCGAGCATGTCTTCAAGCGCCTCGAGCAACTCGGCAACGGCCTCGTTGCCGGCCTTGCGTGCGGCGTCGCGCTCGCGCTCAACAGCAATGAGTCGCTGAGCCAGCGTGTCACACGTGTGGCATGAATCAGGCACTTTCTCGAGTGCGTCTGTGCACTGCCTCAGTGCTGCTTTCGCCTGCTCAAGCAACGTCATTGTGTCTCCAGTCAAAGAAGTGGCCGTCTTTCCGACCTGTCGCGACTAAGTTCACCGGTTTTAGGGGCATGAGTCGTCGTAGCCCGACTAGTCACTCACCGGCTGAGGCTGCCATCGCATACGCCGAATTCCCTCTAGCGGGCAGAATGGGTGTCACAAATTACGGCGCCCATCACAGTCAAAAAAGGTGCCACCAGCCCCAACACGGGGGAGAAGTCGAGGCCGGCGGCGGTACAGCAAGAGGTGGCAGGGCCGTAACGGAGGGGGAATCGGCCCGTTCGCGCGGTGTGGGGCCGCGCTAGCCAAAATGTCATCGCGTCTCGAGCTCCGTCTCGATGGCGTCAAGCAGCTGTTGATTGCTTTCAACCCAACGGGCCTTGGCGGGGTCATCAATCGACTTACGCAGGGCGTTCGCGACCCACTCGAGGTCTTTCGTGTCGGCATCGGCCACGAGCTTGCCTCTTGAGTGCCCAAACGGAATGCGCGCATCTGAGTGGTCACCATGGTCTCGAGCCGTCGCTGGCTTGCTCGCTGCGGCCCACTGTTTCGCGGCCTCGCTCAATGCAGCGGCCTCGGGTGTCGCTGGCGGAGGTGCGACGGCGTAGGCCTTGGCGGTTGCCTGGAGTTGGCGCCATGCGTCTTCGCGAGTCATGACAACCCCCGTAGATGGCAAAGCAGCTCAACGACCTCGGCGGGGCCTACTCGGCCAACCACGTCGTCATTGACCGATTTCCCAAACACCGACTGCCAGATGTCTCGGGTCACCCACTTGCCATCAGGCGCCCAAGCAGCGATTTCAGCATCTGGCGACTGGCGGTTGAGCTTCCCGAGCCTTGCCTGCTCCATCTCTTCAACAATCGACTCATTGTAGTTCGAGCAGTAATTGCCGGCACCGAACTGAACGCTCAGCGTGTAGTTGTTGGGCAGTGTGATGTGAAATCCCCTGCCGTCGATGATTCTGAACCCAGGTCCGCGAATCATGACGCTGCCGCCTCCTCGGTCGCCGAGACGACGCGAGCGGACTGGAGCGCGGCCTCATAGCGGCCCTTGCGCGACAGCCAGAGGTCACGCTCGTCATCGGTCTTTGCCTTTTCGACTTTGGCGGTGGCATCGACTCGGTACCACTCGAGCTGACTTGGAGTTAGCGAGTCGAGTCGGAGGTGGCCATTCTTGCCCCAACCAACCAGGTCTGGGTCGTCGGCCTTGGGCGGTTGTGGAGGCGTGGGTTTGGTGTCTTCAAGTATCATCATCTTGCGGTGCTTGATTTCGGCCTTGAGGTCTTCAGTGGTGACGGGCGACGTCGTGATACTGGGCGTCACGTCCTTCTCGATGCGCTCAGGCGCCAGTTCTTCGGGGTCGTACACGCCCAAGAGCAGGTCTTGGTACACTGCACGGCAAATCGCCGACAATGCGCGCGCGCGGAGCATTGCGGCCGGGAAGCGCATCCAGTTGTTTGGTTCGCCGTTTCGCGTCTGAGCAACAAGGCCAGCCTGTTTCGCCTCTTCGATTGTGAAACTCAACACCGTTGGCTCGGGCTCGCCGACCCGCTGCGTCGCGTACGTCGCGACCTTGTCGGTGCTCGTCTTCAGCTGAAGGTATTGGCACACATCGCGCCGCGACTTCACCAGCGCACCCATGGCGTCAGCCGAAAGCGTGGGTTTGCCCTTGATGATCACCAACGCACGTAGCGACTGCATCGGTGCGAGGCCAAGCTCTGCGCCAGCCATCACAATCGCCAATACGTCAGCGGGTGACTTCTGGAGTGCCTCGGGAATGGTGCGCGCGCCTGACAGCTGTGCGGCCAGCTCCTTCGCCTCGGCAAGAGTCTTGGGTGAAATGATGGTGATTGCGTTCTCGTTCATGCTCGTCTCTCCGTTCGGTAGATTGCTGCGATTCGTCGCTTGTTCTTTAAGGGCTCCATGTCTGGCGGCACCTTCTTCAGTATGTTCTCATTCCAAAACTTGGCGCCGACATCGGCAAATGTTGATTCCATCTCCTCATCACGTGTCACGCCGTACTGACGACATTCGGTGATTTCAAACTCACCATTGTCGCCATCGACGCCGAAAGCCACATACAGAATTGCACTACGGAGCTGTGTCACCCAGAGGTTCCACAGCACTTGCACCAGGTACTCACTGGGTACACCTGATGTGGCACCCCAGCGCTTGGCTGAAAACACAGAAGCCGTCTTGTACTCAAGAAGTCGACCGCAGTCGGTGACGTCGTCTGGCGAACACGTCGCGAAGTCGTGCGAGTTATGGCGCACAATCCACGGCTCAGGCGTCCACAACGTGCTCAACCCTGGGTTGGCCTCAAGACATCGACGGCGAACCTCTGGCTCGATGGCGATGCCGCGTGCCATGCGCGGATTCATTGGCTCATTGACGCAATTGACGATGCGCTCGTAAACGTCGCGAGCGTTTCCATGTTTTGACAGGCCAAGAAGCTGGGCCGCGTCTGTGCCGCCTATGCGACGCTCTTGAGTCGTCAAGAAATTAGAAAGGGGCATCTTCTGGCTCTGATGGAAGCGGGTTAACGCGTGACAATGTCTTTGGGAACAACTCGATGGCGCAGCGCTCGCACACAAATATTTCCTGGCCATCGTCTTCTCTAGCAATGTCTACCATATCTTGCGGCTCAACGTCTTTGCTGCAGCACTGACATGGCTCAATTCGAGCCAGGTGCTTGGCATGCTCGAGCGCATTTGAGAGCTCAAGCTTTACGCTGAGCGAGTCGGTAGCATTGGCGGCGCGTACGATGGCGTCGCGCAGTGACTGGTAGTAGCTCATTGCTGCCCGCCTTTCATCTGCTCCTGAATGAATGCCACAAACCAGGGCCGCCGATCTTGCTCTAGCTCTGTCTCGAGTCGTGCCTGGTTTCCTGTTTCGATTAGGGCCCTGGCCAGTCGAATCACAAAACGTGCCTCGTAGTATTCGGCTTTTTCCATGCCCTTCCGCTCTGGATATTTCAGCTTCATGGCTGCCCCCAAGCCACTTCGAGCTCGCGCCGCTCGTCGCGCATCAACACTCGACCGCCGAACCCAGGAGCGACGCTATTTTCATCCAACTCCTGCCATCCTTTGGTTGTAAGCATCCAGAGACGTGGCGCCTGAATGCGGAGAATCGAGCGCACACCAAAGGCAATCACCTCAACAATAAGCGGACTCATAACTCACCTCGCACGCAACTTGCGGCCAAGAAAACGAGCCACCAAAAAACATCGCGAATGCTTGGAGAAATTGGAATCATAAAGCCGTCCTTTCTGATTCGAGTTCAGTAAAATATTCACGCATGTCTTCTTCGTGGTCCCGCTCTTCGCTATTTCGCACCTGTGTTTTGTTGCCGTCGCCGTAGCCGCTGCCGTCGCCGCTGCCGTTGCCGTTGCCGCTGCCGTCGCCGTTGCCGTTGCTGGGGTATACAACTGGTATCATTCACCACCTCGATGAGTTCAGCGAAGTCGCTGACGGTCTTGTTTCTTGACTCGGTTAACTACCCCGCTCGCCACTCACGCCACCCTCGCCCGTCTTACATGTTGTAAGCATTTTGTAAGACGAATGCAAGACAAAACGTAATTGACTCTGAATTCTTTTTGTCTTACGGTGCGTGAAACAAAGGAGACATAGTGAAGAATAATAGAACCAACGACTTAACCGTGTTTGCCCCACCAGAAATCAAGCGCAGTGTTACGGTCAGAATAAAGTGGTCCATATTCGAACGGCTTAGTGAGATTGCGGAAAGGTGGGGGGAGAGAGCCGACCGCAACATTAGGGGCTCTGGGAGGATGAATATCTCTTATGTCGTTGAGAGGCTTCTTGATGTGGCCTCTGCCGAGGAATTGGCGACAATGGGAAAGAGGAAGCTATGAGTCAGCTACACAGGGCGAGGTTCGAGATGATTCGCCTTTCGGATGAGTTGCTGAATACTGGTCTCGATGCGCTTAAGCTTTGGGAGGAGCAGTATTCAAGCGTGTTTGCCCACAACCAGAGGATTCTGGAGGTGCTTCATCAAGTCTATCTGCTTATGTCCAACAAAAACCAGCCAACACAAGAGAACTTCGATGATGTTTTCAAGACTATCTGGGAGTTGTTGCCCGTACATATGCGGCCCCCATTTTTACCCGAAAGAAAGCGCCCATGAGTAATCAGAGTGAGTCGCACGAAGAATTAGACAGGAAAATAAAAAGCCTAGAGCATGACCTGGACTTCATGCATTCCGAAAATGATGAACTTTGGGATGAGCTCGACAAAATGCGTCATTTGTTGTGTCACGTGCATAAAATGCTAGTGGCCCCACAACCTCCCTGCTACGACGAGAGACACAGGCTACTTGCAATGACCATGCAGCACATAATCAGGGCCACGGTCATTTCAGAGTTAGGTCTCGACGCCTCGGTCTCCATGGAGCCAGAGGCAAAGTCGTGACGGAGTTTGGCCGCGGTGCCGTTGTGGCTGGCTCGCTGGTTGGACTGGTCGCATTTGTGCTCGGCGTTGCTTTTACTCTTTGGGGTCTTGCCGAGTTTGAAGAGCGCAAGTCCAAAAGGAGGCTAGAGGATGAATTGGAGAGGAAACGAATAAAGCCGTGACCGATGGTCCAAGATTGACCGGAATACAAAGACAAGGGTAGAAACGAGTTGCGGTGTACCAGCCGCCTCAAACACCCCACAAGCAAACGGACCCATGAGGTTCGGCCCGTACGAGACTGGTACCTCGTACGGGTGTAGTTTTTTGGAGGGTAAAATGTCCAACTGTGCAGTTTGCGGCTCTTCGGACGCGCGACCCCGTTACAATCACAAAGGCATTTTCTATGGAAACTCATGTCATGGCGTGTGTGACGGGTTGCTTTGGGAGGCCCATTTTCTTGAGCAAACGAAGGCCCAAGAAGAGGAGTGTGCGCAGGTATTGAGGATGTGGCGACGCCAGCGGGCCGCCGTGGAACGGGCGACTCTTGGTGTGCCTGAGCCCAAATCAAAGGCGGAATTGGCGCTAGAGTCGGCCCTGGCAGATGCTGGCATTATAGACATTGCGAGGGAGCTGGCATGACATATCTGGCCTTCGACTTAGACGCCCTCAATGTGGCTGCAGACTTGGGCCGAGCCGTTGGAGTTCCAGAAGAGCGCATCACACACGGACTCCTTCGTCTCTGGGCGTGGTGTTTCAGATCCAAAACAGAAACCGTAGACGAGACCCAGGTTAGGGGTTTTTTCGGCGCCGAAGCCACCACAGCGCTCATTTCTTTTGGCTTCCTGGAGCCACAAAAAGACAATTTTCGAGTGCGTGGAGCAGACCGATATTTACGCATCACCGAGGCCAGAAGAAGGGGAGGGCTGATGTCTAAAAAGAATATAATTTCAGATGTTTACAGCAAAAAACAGGCACAAAAACGCACTAAAACGAGCTCCAACCCGGCTCCAGCTGGGGCTCCAGCCGAGCTCAAGCTCGGCTCAAGCTCGGCTCAAGCTCGGCTGCAGCCGGAACTCAAGCTCGGCTCAAGCCCGGCTCTTACACCGAGCACCGAGCACCGAGCACCGAATATTAAAAGACTTGTCGAAGACCAAAAAAACGATGAACCAAAAATAAGTGATTTACTTTGCGAAGATTTTGTGAGCATCATCGGTTCGAAATATTTTTGGCAAGGCGCAAAAGACTCAGTTGCTCTCGAGAAATTGAAGAAGCATTCCGGCATTGAAGAGATTCGAAGCAGATGGAAATTAGGCCTTACGCAGGACTCAAAATCCTGGAAGTCATGCAGGACGGTGGCGCAACTGGCGTTGAAGTGGAATGAGCTGGCTCCAGAAGAGAAACAAAGTTTTGTGTCTATTGAGCATCGACCATCGAGGATATTTGAGTGAAAACTTTCGAACTCGAATGCCTCAAGTCCTTCGCAAGTCAAAGCCAGGTTGATTCTAAATCGGCACTCGACTCACTGAGTGAAATATCAATAACGTCCTCAGATTTTGAGTCTAACGATGCTCGGCTGTTATTCGATACATTACAGCTAGCCATCAAATCAAACACAAACTTAGACGTTATCGCCATTTCAGAGAAAACCGCTCTACCCAAAAGCCTTGTCTCTGAGGTTGTGCTTACCGGCAACCCCGGAGTCATGGCGCACAGGTTTCAAATACTAAAAGAAGCCTCGTTGCGTCGACAATATTCCGGCGCATTACGAAACCTTCACCGCGTCGTTGTCGACTCCAATGAGCCGCTTTCGAATGCAGTGGCAGAGGCCGCGCGTCTGCTGAGTGCCTGGCAAGACGTCACAACGCCCGTGCGAACAATGGACGGAACGGTTTTGACTCTTGTTGATGAGCTAGAGGCGGTTGCCATGGGCAAGCGGGCCGGAACTCTGCCATCTGGCATAGAGGCCCTTGACGCTTCCATTGGCGGACTTCAACCAACACTCACTATAGTTGGCGCTTTGCCTGGCGTTGGCAAGTCTGCGTTGGTGGCGGGAATATGTCAGCAACTCGCATCGCGTGCTGTTTCGGTTGGTTTATTGAGTCTCGAGGATGAGGCCCAATGGTTGACTCGAAGACTCATGTCTCAACTCTCCGGCATTCCGGTTTTTGTTCTCGCAAACAAGAGACTGCATGACTCACAACAGGAAAGAGTACAGGATGCGGCCGTAAGGCTACATGCAATGCTGGCCCACATTCACGTAGATGACAGGCCAGGACTTTCGACTTCTGATGTTGTTGCAAGTGCGCGCAGAATGATTGCGCGTGGAGCAAAAGCAATAATACTCGACCACCTCGGAGAGGTACGAATTGAGAGGACTGACAGGCACGACTTAGATATTTCGGATTGCCTACGCGAGTTGCGAAACGTAGCAAAGACAACGAGAGTTCCTGTTGTGGTACTGACTCACCTCAAGCGGCGCGACGGACTCAATGTTGATTCTGAGCCTCGATTGACTGACTTCGCATTCTCCTCTGGTGTTGAGAGAATGGCCAGAGTTGCTATTGGTCTTTGGCGAGCTCCCAACAGGAGCGGGGAATTGAATGCTACGGTGCTTAAACAGACTCAGGGTGTTTCTGGGATTACCGTCCCACTGAGGCTCAACCAGAGCGCTGGGATTGTGGTTGATTCACCTGCCCCACAAGGACTTACTCAAATCTACGGTAATGAGTCATGAGTCTCTCTATGGAGTTGCTCAAACTAAAGAAGGCTTTGGTCTGGATTGATGAGCATGACGCATCAATAGACATGGAAATAAAAGTAGGCACAGTGTCTACTGCGAATGTCAGGGAACATTGGCGCACGTTGGCCAAGAGGACGAAGCTTCAGAGGGTCTTGACGAAGAATCAACTCTCTCTCGAGGCCGGTGGCTGTAACTCGCTAGATGTTTATTGCGTGCTACTGACTCGTATTATTCCACAGGGGGGCCGAAAGTACGATAGCGACAACCTCGCAAAGGCGCTCAAGCCGTTTAGAGACGGTGTTGCCGATGCATTTAAAATCAGCGATGGGCCACATGGGCCGGTGTGGGTACAAGACCAATTCAAAGACAACGAATCATTTGGTGTCAGAGTTAGAATTTGGCTTAGGGAGATGGCATGAAATCTCAGCAGTTTTTTGAAGAATTGAAGCTCGAGTCAGAGAAGCCGCATTGTGGGGATTTCTATAAGGGATTCATAAAGGCCTTGCTCATTAGGGCCGAGGAGGCTGGCCTGTGGAAGCGAGTCGCAAATGAGTCCTAAGGCCCATTGCACCACTGCGTCAATTTGTTGCATGTGTCATAAAGCTGGTGGTGGCAAGCCAATTATGTCCATATTCAAAAACAGGCGCTCCATCTGCTTTGGGTGCTTCTCGCGATTCATGGATAGCGACAGTGCATTGAAGTCATTCGATGATTGGAGAGAAACTCGTGAGTATTGAGAAGCCAGTAGAGCCAAGACTGTACACACACATAACAAGGGTGGACTTTGTTGCGCCCATTCCTATGATGGATAGCCCATCTACCGTTATTGTTGGCCGACACGTGTCCTCTGTGCACTGCGGCCGTTTATTGCCAGACGGAAGCCCTATTGTTGTGGAGAGGGAGCAGCGAAGCGAGGGCCTGCTTCTTCGTAGGAACTCCACGACACCAGCAGGGAAAGTCACCCAACAGTACTTCGTGCCATGGAGCAACATTTCCGGCGTTACTTTTGGCGAATAATGTGTGTATGGCGGCAGACATTCCGCATGTGCTAGTATTTATTTGTGACCCAGCTAGAATCAGAAGTTGCTGAAGTATTTGGTAAAGGTGAGACCCCCCTGGTGCTTGAGACACTGAGGGACACCAAGCGTGTATTGGCAAAAATCATCAGACAAATACACTTCGGCACCTTAGACCATAAACGCGGAATGGTTCTTATTGGTGGCCTTGGCACGCTTGCGAAGATTCAAGAGGCAGAGCAAGACAGGGAGATAATTACCCACCTCCAGAAAATAGAAAGGACTAAGGTTTTACGGAGCACCGTAACCTCGACCGCCAATGTCCTTAAGTCACTCTCTCCGCCGCAGGATTCAGGCGGCCATTGAGCAGGGGGTGCCAAAGGCACCTTTCGACGTCTCCAGTGCGCTGTTTCAAAAGCAATTACCCTTCGTGCTTGATGGCTCTCGCTATCAAACCGTAGTGACACCCCGCCGTGCGGGCAAGACTTATGCGGTTGCAAGCAAGTTGCTCTACGTCGCGCAATCAAGGCCCGAGAGCGTTGCTCTTTACATCACTAAAAGCAGACTCAACGCGAAGAGAATTGTTTGGGAAATACTCAAGCAACTCAACCACGCCAATGACATTTGTGCCGAGGACCCAAAGGAAGCCGAATTGTGTCTGGTATTGCCAAACGGAAGCCGGATATTTCTAGCAGGCGCCTCGCACTCTGGCGAAATTGACAACTTCAGAGGTCTCCCGCTTTCTATTGCAATAATTGACGAGGCGCAGTCATTCCCGCCCTACCTTGAAAAACTAATAGACGAAGTCATTTCACCGGCGTTGACTGACTTCGGCGGCATCATGGCTCTCGTCGGCACACCTGGGGCCGTTCCAGTCGGCTATTTCTATGAAAAGGTGCAGTCACACGAATGGACACACCATACATGGAGTGTTTTTGACAACCCATTCATACAGGCAAAGTCAGGGCGTACCGCGAGGGAGTTGCTTGATGATGAATTGAGGCGCCGCGGTGTTTCTGAGTCTGACCCAGTCATTCAACGCGAATGGTTCGGCCGTTGGGTGTTGGACTCGAACTCCCTCGTTTTTCGCTATGACTCAACTCTCAATGATGCCTTGGCGCCTCCATGCACAGACTTCGTCATAGGTATTGACTTGGGGTTTGATGATGCTGACGCTGTTTGTGTGTTGGGATGGAGCGACTCGTCTCCAAACTGTTACCTCATTGAGGAGTGGGTAGGCGCAAAAAACGGACTCACTCCACTCATGGAAAGACTCAATGTCCTGACGTCGAAGTACAAGCCTCTAGCCGTTGTCTGTGACATGGGTGGACTCGGTAAGAAAATAGCATTCGAGCTCCAAGAGAGGACGGGAATACCAATTGAGGCTGCCGAGAAGGAGAGGAAGCTAGAGCACATTGAGCTACTCAACGACGCTATGCGCACGGGGCGGTTTTTAGCACCCAAAAGCTCCAGGTTTGCCCACGATGCGCAGCTTGTGGAGTGGGACAAGTCCAACCCAGAAAAGCCTAAAATAAGCGACAAGTTTCACTCAGACATATGTGACGCCGTGCTTTATGCCTGGCGTCGGTGTCAGCAGTGGCTGCATGTTCCAGCGAGTCCTGCGCTTCCAAGGGTTGGCACTCCGGAATGGCAAAGCTTGCAATTGCAGACAACGCTTGCTGAAATAGAGTCAGCCTTCGAGTCGCAAGCAAACGAAAACAGAAGAAGAATCCAAGAAGAAGGAGAGTTGTCTATATGGGGATGAGTAACGAGGAAGATTGGCCGCCCCTGGAGGAGCGCATCAAGGCAATGCGTGAGTCTGGGCTATTTAAAGACATAAAAGAAATTCTAAAGTCCTACTCAGACAAAACAACCAAGCTCTCCGAGGCGTTCTCTAAATATGTCTCTAAGTGAAAAGCAGATTGGCGAGCTGACGCTTGATGAATTGGAGACAATCTCCAAGCGCTTCGCTTCGGCTATAAGCACAATACAGGAAGCGCAGAGAATGCTCGGTGTTGCCTCGCCCCAGGTGCAGCCAGCCCAAGCCCAACAAGTGGCCATTCAAAACACCCAGAATACGCATCCGGAATTGCAGGCATGGAGAAACAGTCCGGAGAGGCAAGCACTCCTAGACTCCATGCGAGACACGCAAAAGAAAGACGAAAAGGAGCTTCGTCCATATGGGTAACGGGCATGAATTGGGCGGCAAGTACAGAGAGGACCCAATCAACTCACATAAGGATGCTGGGCGTTCAAGGGGACTCGAGGCAAAAAAGCATTCTCGAGATGGGGCTAGTTGGACTCCAACAGAGTCGCGCATTCGAGACGGGCTTATGAAACAGTTTTGTAAGTTGGGCGAAGGCTCGAGCGGAAACTCGGCCGAGTATTGCGCCAATTACGACTTAATTGACTGGAGCAAATGAAGGACCTCAGTCTAAATGATGTTACTCGGCTCGTCGAGGCCATGCGCAAGCGTGGTGTTTTGAGTTTTGAGGTGGGTGGGCTCAAGGTTGAATTCTTCCCTAGCGCACCGGATGCAGACACACCACTAGCGCCGCCAAAGCTTGAAGACAATACGCCGCTTTGCGGGTGTGGACATGCAGAGTGGAGTCACCAAAACGGGCTTTGCATTTATGGTTGCGACATAGAGAAATGCATGACCGAGGAGAAACAAGAGTCATGAGTCCTTCGCGGCGAGAGCCAGGCACACGAGACTATAGGGACCTCCACAAGCCAGGAGAAAAAAGCAGCAACTCAAATGGCAAGAGCGAGTCTAGGTGGTGGAATCTCGAGGGCCAGCAATGCGCCGCTGCTATTGGCGATGATGTGGAGTTTTTAAAGAAAAACCAGTCCGTGAGACTGAGACAGCACAACATCAGCGAAAGACTATATGGAAACTATGGGATAACGACGTCCTCAGGCAGCAACTACACGCGCCTCTCCATGGGTATGCAGTCAAGCAATGACAGAGTCACATATAACGTCGTGCAATCAACAATAGACACACTTACGGCCCGTGTTGGAGAAACGAAACCCAGGCCATATTACGTAACCTCTGGTGGAAACTACAAACAACAGAGGAAGGCAAAAAACCTAAACACATACGTCGAGGGTGTTTTCTATGAGAACAAGACATATGACGTAGGACTCGAGGCCTTTAGAGATGCAGCCATCACCGGAGATGGTTTCGTATATGTCTATGGAAGCGCTGGTAGGGTTTGTCACGAGAGAGTGCTTCCGAATGAAATATGGGTCGATGAAGTCGAGGGACTTTATGGCAAGCCTCGCAACCTTCATCGAATGATGCTTGTCGACAGAGACCAGCTGGCCGCCGCATTTCCAGAAAAGAAGAAAGAAATATTCGAAGCCACCAGGGCACCGGCCACGCAGGCATATGCGCCTCGAAATATTTCAGACATGTTAACCGTAATTGAGTCTTGGCACCTTGCCTCGAAGACGGAGGACGGCGAATTTGTTGGTGGCAAGCACGCCATAGCGTTAACGGACAGTGACTCCATGCTTTTGGAGCCTGAGGAATGGGGCTATGACTTCTTTCCTTTTGCAAGAATTAGCTGGTGCAAGAAGCAAAGCGGCTACTGGGCACAAGGCCTTGCTGAGCAACTTCGCGGAAATCAAATACACATAAACAAGATGCTTTGGCTTATTCAGAGAAGCATGCATCTGGCTGGAAGCTTCAAGGTGTTTTTACAGAATGGCTCTAAGGTTGTGAAGGAGTCAATTTCCAACGAAATTGGAGCAATAGTTACCTATACGGGCGCCCCACCAACATACCTCTCCCCTCAGCCAATTCATGAGGTTTATTTCCAGGAAGTTGAAAGAGAAATAGAAAGGTGTTACCGAATTTCTGGCCTGAGTGAGTTGACCGCCTCAAGCAAGAAACCTATGGGGCTAAATAGCGGCGTTGCGCTTCGCAACTTCGAAGACATCGAGTCTGACAGACACCGCACAATTCAGCGCCAAAATGACAACCTCTACCTCCAAATAGCCTCACTTTCTGTCGTCATTGCGAAGGAGTTGGCCGCAGCAGGGAAAATGCAGGGGGTGCGTGCGCCAGGTCGAAAGTCCTTCAACGAAATAAACTTTAAGAGGGACATTGGGGACATCCGCGACGACGACTTTGTACAGCAATGCTTCCCTGTCTCAAGGCTCCCGAGAGACCCAAGCGGAAGACTGCAGACAATTCAGGAATACGTACAGGCCGGGTTTATGACGCCGCGCCAAGCCCGTCGTGCGTTGGACTTTCCAGACTTAGACGCCATTGAGTCTCTCGCCAATGCACAGGAAGAAATCATCACCATGACGTTGGATAAAATAGTTTATGACGGCAAATACAATCCGCCCCAACCAACCGACGACTTGAGTCTCTGTAAGGAGTTGGTGATTGAATACATTCAGCACTACCGCACTACTGACTTGGAAGAGGAGAAACTGAATCTTCTTCGCACCTGGAATTCTCAGGTAGACATGCTTTCGCAGATGGCCGCCCCGCCTCCAGTTGCAGCGTCTGGCGGAGCACCGCAGGCGGCGCCAATGCCGCAACCTCAGAGTGACTTAATTGCCAACGTACCCACATCAGCATCAGCCTAGGAGCTCAGCTATGCCAGAAGCCGCTACCGCACAAACAACTCAGCAACAAACACAGAAGCAAACAATCTCGGCTTCACCTAGTGACACCCAGTCTGTCGCGCCACCACCGGCCACAGGAGCAACAGACGCAACCAATGAGTGGAAACAGAAGTTTGAACTGAAGACAAAGGAAAGCATCGCCCAGCGCCGAAACCTTGAGTCCGCACTCAAAAAGGCGCAGGCGGAGGTTGCAGAGAAGACTGCCAAGCTTGTCGAGGCCGAGAAGCTTAGTGCTCTAGCCAAGAGAAACCCGACTGGCTACCTTGAGAAGGTTTATGGCGACAAATACTGGGACAAGCTAGTCGAAGCACGTGTCAACGGCGTAGCGCCCGCCGACATGATGGCTGAGGAGTTGGAGAAACTCGAGGCGAAATTCGAGTCACGACTCCAGGCGAGAGACCAAGAAGCGAAGGCGGCCGCCGAGAGGCAGCAACAACAGCAGGTTGCCCACGCAAAACAGCAACTTCTCAACGAAGCGGCGAATTTTGTCACACAGGCAGGGAAGGACTACCCCATACTTTCCGAGCTCGGTGATTCCGACGCCATTGCGCGCTCTATTGCCCAGCGCGTCGAGTCTGAGTATTTCCGCACACAGGTATGGCAGGGCAATCAACTCGTGCGTGACGGTAGAGTGCTTACAAACAAAGAAGCAGCCGAATTGATTGAAGGCGAGTTGGTTAAAATCGGCATTGCCGCGTATGGTACTGACAAATACAAAGCAAAATTCCAATTGCCCTTGCAAAGCAAAACAGCACCGGGTAACGTCGCCTTGTCTAGTGAGAAGCAGCAGGTTGAGAAGCAGCAGGCAAGAAAAACGCTGTCAAACAACCTGACGGGCTCGACTCAAGGGCGAAATCCACCAATCTCAGCACAAGAAAGACGCGAGAGAGCTCTCGCGCGTTACGCTGAGTTGGCTAGGAAATAATTCGCTCCAAACGAAGGGCCCCAACCGGCGCATGACGCCGATGAGGCTTTTCGATGGGTGCATATTATGACTTGCCGGCAATCAATGCGGCACTCAAGGAATGGTACGACGGCCAAGTCGTTGAGAATCTCGCCTATGACGAGAATCCACTCATGGCGATGTTGCCCAAGGAAACCAACGCCACGGGCAAATACATTCCGTTGCCAGTCATCTATGAGACAAACCAGGGGCGTTCTGCGACGTTCTCAAACGCCCAGGGCAACCAGTCGCCCGCGTTGCTTGCAGAGTTTCTCCTGCTTTTGAAGCCAGACTATGACGTCGCTACGCTTGCAAATCAGGCCATGCTTGCCTCTAGGGATGACAAAGGAAGCTTCCTCGACTTCGCAACCCAATACATAGACATTGCAATTCAGGGGTGTGCACTCTCGGCGGCCTCCGCCCTTTTTCGCGCTGGCACTGGCTCCATTGGGCAAATTTCATCAATTACCGGTGGCGGCGTAATTACTCTTACCAACCCGGCAGACATTTCTCAGTTTGGCATCAACCAGACGCTGCAGGCCTCTTCAACTGATGGTGGCGCACCTCGCGCGGCACTTGGGTATGTAATTTCAAGAAACGTACAGCTTGGTACCCTCACCGTTTCCAGCACCTCGATGAATGGCGCCGCTGGCCAGCCTTCTGGTTGGACCACCAACGACTTCTTGCTTGTCCAGGGAGATTCAAACCTGAAAATGTCTGGACTGTCGGCGTGGCTTCCTTCGTCTCCGCCCCCCGCCCCCTCCGATAACTTCTATGGGGTGAACAGAAGCCCGGACTCTCGCCTGTATGGGTTGCCATACAACGGGGCGCAGCAACCAATTGAGGAAGCATTTATTGACGCCGCTATGCTGGTGCGTCGCGAAAAGGGCCGGCCACGTCATATTTTCACCAACTATGGCAGCGAAGCGGCCCTCATCAAGGCGCTCGGCACTCGACGGGAATATGTCGACTGGGAAGGCGAGGCCGAAATTGGATTTCGTGGAACCAAAATCCAGGGGCCAGCTGGGCCAATTGAGGTTTTCGCAGATAGAAACTGCCAAGCAGCCACCGCTTACTTGCTTCAATTGAATACATGGAAACTGTATTCAATCAACCCAGTCCCGCACATTCTTACGTATGGTGACGGGTTGGACATGCTTCGACTTGCAAATGCAGATGCCTCTGAGACCAGGGTTGCATACTACGCGAATCTCGGCGGACGGGCTCCTGGTTGGAATAGCAACATTACTTTGGGGGTTTGATTCATGGCGAATAGAACCTTCGACCAGTATGACCTGACAATCCTAAAGCGCATCTGTACGCTTTGGGCGCAAGTGCAGGTTACTGGCACCACCCCAGCACTCCAGAAATGGAACTACCCACAGCTAAACAACTCGACCGTGGCGCGCACTTACAGCAATGCGCCGTCTTCTGGCGGAGGAACCGGATTCCCAACCAGGTACGCACAGGGCGAGTCAGGCGTATTTTCTGTTGCTAGAACTGGAACTGGGTTGTGGACTCTCACGCTTCAGGACAATTACCAAAGAGTCATAGGCATTAGGTGTGACGTCTCCATTGCCGGAGGCTTGAGCAACATTGTGGCATGCGCCGAAAACAGCACCATCTCAAACATGAGCGCTTCTGGCGGCTCCGTGGTTGGCCTTGCGCTCCTTTCTTCATCTGCAACAGCGGCGGACCCAACCTCTGGAAGCCTCGTGCGTCTCAGAATTGAATTGCATGATGCGACGGAGCCGTAACGAATGGCGCTAAACTGTCAGGTTGTACTCAACTCAACGACATATGTGGCCGGAGCCACTCCTCCGCCCTCCATTAATTTGGTTGTGTACAACCCCAATGCGTTTGCAGTGGCTGTCACTGGTGTGCAAATGACAGTCAATACATTCGGAGATGTGCTTGTAAATCGCTCCCCGGCCTCGCCTATTCTTGTCCCAGTTGGCCCGGGTCAGACAATCTCCGTTCCAGCGGTAAGCAGCATCACAATCGGACCAATGCTTTTCACGGCCGGGTCCGCCGCAAATGCGAGCTCAGCGCAGGCAGTTAGCCAGACAGGCAATACGTCTCCGGTAAATGTGCAGCCAAGCCAGCCGTCGAATGAGATTTACCAGGTGGGTGCGATTGTCAGCGGCAGTGATGGCAGTGTCAATGTCGCCGGCCCGGCCGGCATAACCGTCTCGTATTCACAACAGCCACCACTTGGCTCCCAAGGCGGGTTTCTTCAATTCTCATTGCCGGCAAACTTTATTACCGGCCTCGTCACGGGGGTGCTGTAATGGCTCTCTCTGTTGTTTTGAGTAGGCCCAGTAGTGGCTCCGTCATTGTGAATCAAAACACACAATTCACGGCGGCGGTGACAAACACGAACGCCTCTGCTGTGTCTCTTTTGTCGCTGAGCATTTCCGAGTCGACAGAATCCGACGCGCAAATTTCCCAGCCTGTTATTTTTGCCCCTAATACGCCGGTGGGCACCTCCAACACCGTAATCCCCAGCGGTGCCACCGCGTACTTTAACTTCTCCGTTATCTTCAATAGTCCTGGTGTTGGGCCCTCAGTTTCAAACCCCGGTGGTGCGGCTCCATTCAATTCGGCCATTACTGCGGACCCGTTCTTTATTCTACAGGCCATTGGACAAACATCAGATGGCAGTGTGTTTTCTTCAACTCTTTTGGTGCCCGTCCTGAGCTCCATTGCGCCCTATCAAGTCTCACAGGGTGGTGCTTTTCAGTTCTCTTCAGGGTTCAACCTCATCAATGGCCTCACCATGGGCGTGTTGTAAATAAAGGAGCAATAAAATGGCTTTTACACCCGTAATCGCTCGCGATGGCAACAACGCCGCCCAGTCCATGGCGGCATTGCAAGACGCGAACTCTGTCAATTATTCAATGGTAAATCTGGACTCCACTCGTCCAACCTACCGGGCTTCCGCCTCATTCACTCCGCAAGCCACTGCGGCAGTGACTGTGATTTCAATCCAAGGAAGCGCAACCAAAACGGTCCGAGTTAAGCGCATCATTGTGGGGGGCGCCGCAACTGCATTGTCTGACACACTCTTTCAGCTTGTTCGAACGAGCGCACTCGGCGCAGGTGGAACCACTGTCAACCCCACCATCGCCAAGCTTGACACCAATAGCGCCGCGGCCACCGCCGTAGTTGCGCACTACACCACTACACTGAAAGCGGCTGGCACCACGGTTGGAGTCCTCTCGACTGTGCGTCTGTTTCAGGACACTGTCACCACGCCCACGGTTGCGTCGAAGGAAGCCGCCTTCCTTTACCCTGAGCGCGGAATGCCGGTAGGTCAAGCCATCGTGCTTCGTGGGACCTCGGACTTCTTGGAAGTCCAAAACCAGAACGCTGGAAACTTGGCGGCCGGCTCTGTGCTTGACTACGTAATTGAGTGGGAAGAAGACGCTAGCTAATTGTTGGAAGTCTCTGTTGCCCGGGAATGCCTCTCTTTCCTGGGCAGTGGTGACACAAAACTCGATGGTGAATTAGGGTGGTGTTGTATGACCACAACACTGCTTCAGCTTCGCGACAGATGCAAACAAGAGTCAGACAATGTCGGGCAGTCGTTTGTTTCTGATTCGGAGTGGAATACATACATAAACGCGTCATACCAAGAGCTCTATGGAATCATTGTCCAGGCTTTCGGGAACGACTACTTCGTACAGTCTCCGGCAAGTGGATACACATTCACAACCGACGGAGTGAATCAATTCTTCAACCTTCCGAGCGACTTTTTTAAGTTGCTAGGCGTTGACTTGTTGGTTTCTAGCCCAAATTACTGGGTGTCGCTTACTGCCTTCACGTTTCAAGAGAGAAATAGACTCAACCTATTCAACAACCTTGTGCCAATGGCCGGCCAGCAACTTCGGATGTTCTATGTTCCACGTGCAACAGTCCTGGTGAGCGACTCGGACTCTGTGGACGGAGTGAACGGCTGGGAGGAATTCATTGTCGTTGATGCATCCATGAAGGCGTCGTCAAAGGAAGAATCTGACGTCTCTGTGTTTATGGCAAGAAAACAGGCACTCCAGCAGAGACTCGACTCCGAAATTGAAAACAGAAATGCCGCTGAGGCCGGACGCGTGGCTGATGTGCTTGGACTGCGGAGTCGTGCAATGCAGTACAGGCTCAACGGCAATCAGATTTGGCTTATTGGCAATGGGTTGCCGGCGTGGGGGCCATATGGGTATCTCATGGATGATGGGGCTTATTGGAGTTTTTGAGTCTGCTATGGTTTGTTTATGGCGAACCAGTCTGCATTTACAAGCCTAAGACAAGAGCCGCTCCAGAGTAGAGTGCAGGACAATATTGCAAAAGTCCTTACCCCAATTTCAAAAAACCTAAACGGCACACCAATAATGGGCGCCCCTCCCCCGGCATGGATTTCGCCCGTATTGCTGAATGTGTGGGCCAATTTCGGGGCACCGTATGCCGTTGCCGGGTACCATCTCGACGCCCTGAGGTATGTGCACATAAAGGGACGTGTCAAAAACACATCCGGCGCTGGCTCCTCTGCTGTCATTTTTACGCTTCCGTTGGGTTATAGGCCAATGGAGACTCACCGCATCTCGGCGCTTGGTGATGGCGTCACTCCAAACGCGCTCGTGATTAAGTCGGACGGCACCATTACGCCCGCCTCTGCAATTGGTGCTGGCAATTCAATCGACCTAGAAGTCACATTCCTTCAGGAGGCATAATGTCCGTTGATGGCCTCAACTTCCAGTCCGTGGAACTCAAATTCACGGAGGGAATGGATACAAAGACAAATAAAAAGCTGTCTCTCCCTGCTAAGTGGAACCTTGTCCGCAACGGCACACTGACGGCCGACTATGCCATTTCAAAAAGAGATGGAATAACTCCGCTTGTTGCGACGCAAAACAGCAACTGTCTTGCGACGCATGACAACGAATTATTAGCAATCAGTGGTCAATTCGTGAGGTCAATTCAGCTTGCCACAAGCCCAGCCGTTTCGGTCGGCAAGCCTGGCCAACTTGGTTTCGTCGAAACAACAAGTAAGCCAATTACAAACACAGGAAGCTATCAGGACCAGTTTGATTGTGCATATGGCAACGGCTTTACGGTGTATGTCTACAGGCAATTCACCTCATCCATTGGAATTGCCGTCTCTGGAATAAACGTGAATGTGGTTGATGAGCAAACTGGAAATGTTGTTGCCAGTTTTTCACCCAGGTCAACGGCCACGTCGCATCATCCGAGAGTAGTTTTTTCTCATGATGTCTTTTACGTTCTGTATGCTGACTCAGCCACGGCATCTATTTATGCAAGGGTGTACATACCGACAGAAGCCACTGGCACACTTGGAGCCGAGACTGTTGTAGAAAATACAAACGTCAAGTCCCTTGCGTTTGATGCTGAGTCTTTCATTCTCAGCGGCAACTCGAGGGGATGTTTGTTTGCGTATGGTTGGACAGATGGCGTTACGAGCGTAAGAGCCAAGTCAATATCATCGACAGCACCTAATTCCGGAACTGAATACACGGTGGCAGTTGGCTCCTCGGTAAATGTAATTACGGAGGCCCAGCTTCCAAACGCAAACCTCGTTTCTGTTGGCTGCACAATGCTAGGTGTTTGGGCTGGCATAGTCTCTCAGGGGATTGGTGCCACAGCCATGTGCGGCATCGCCGCGCGACTCATCGATAGCACCATGGCCCTGACTTCTGCAGCAGTTCAGGTCGACTCGTCCGTTGGCGTGACGGCCGGTGCAAGTCATATTTGTGGCTCTCCAATTCCATCCACCAATAGCGCACTCATTTGTGCTGACAGGCGCTCCGAAATCGGAACGAATGGACAATGGCCAATAAGAAGCGTCATCATTACAACGACAAACGGAACCAACATAAACATAAGCGTCGGTCCGCAGACTATTGCAAATTCAAACACGTATGCTGACCCCAATTTCATTGTGGCAGCCACGCCGGTCGGCCCACAGGGCCCGTTCATTTATGGAAAGCCAATCATAATAGGCAACCCAATAACAACATTCGGAGCCTCTATTTTACCGGTGGCCGTTTCTGACACCCTAAACCCACAGACGGGGACCACCACGCTCAACCAGCAGTCTTCATTTTTTTTGATTGATGCCGTTGCCGGGCCGGTTGTTGGCAAGGCGCAGTACGGTAGTTTTTTGGCCGAGAGTCAGACTTTTATTTCTGGCACTCCATCCACAAACGGAGGCTCTCCGTGTTCCACGCCGGTGGTTCCATCTGGTTATGCCATAGCTGGGCCAGTGCTGACGACGCTTGCGATTGTTACTTCGGCAACTGGCACCTCAAACCTAAGCCAGTCAAACCCGACAAGGTTGACGATTTCTCCAAATACAACAAGGTCATTTATAAAGGCCCAGCTGGGCACTTCGACATACTTCGCCGGTGGCATGCTGTCGACGTTTGATGGAAACAGGGCCGTAGAACAAGGTTTCGCTCTTTTCCCGGAGGGTATATATGCAGCCGGCAACGGCGCAGGCACTGGCAATGTCCATGATGGCACATACCAGGTTGTGGCTATTTATGAATGGATTGATGGAGCCAACCAGCGCCACCAGTCAGCCCCATCATTGCCTCAGTCCGTGGTTGTAAATACTGGAGGAGCAAACACGGGGTCCATTACGATTAAGGTCCCCACCCTTCCGCTCACTCAAAAGCAATTGTTTTATACGAAAACATATGTGACACAAAACGCAGGCACAATATTCAACTATTCTGGCGTGACGAACTATTCCTCGTCTGGCGCCTTCAGCACCTCAACAATAACTGCCGACATTACGACGCTGGCGTCGAATGAGATTTTGTACACACAGCCAGACCAATCAGGAACGACACTAGCCAATGATGCCCCAGGACCATGCACTGCCATCGGAGTTCACCAGGGCAGGTTGTGGGCAAATGACTCAGACAACCCACTCCTCTTCAGATATTCTCAACAACTGGTCAACACGGTTGGGCTTCAATTTAATGAGTCGCTGTCTGGAATGCTTCCAACAGAGGCCGCGTCAGTTGTTGGATTTTCATCTCTTGACGACAAGCAAATAATATTCGGCCAAAGAAAGCTGTATGTGGTTACTGGCAGCGGGCCTAATTCTGCGGGGCTCAACAACGGATACTCGGACCCGATTGAAATACCCTCAGACGTCGGCTGTAGCGAGCCGAGAAGCATTCTCAAGATGCCATTCGGCATCATCTTCAAGTCGGCCAAGGGCTTTTACTTGCTGAGTCGAGACCTAAGCACTCGCTATATTGGCGAGGGAGTTGCTGCGTTTGATTCAAACGACGTAACCAGTGCTGTACTCTTGGAGGACAGGCAGGAATGCAGATTCACTAGCACATCTGGAACGCAGCTTATTTACTGCTACCAGGTGAATGCATGGGCAACGACGCAGATAGCATCATCCGCAACATCCAATTCACTCTATCAACCAGCCGATGCTGTTTGGTGGCCCACCCTGGGCGTCTATGTCTCAACGTCATTGCTTGATGGCCTCAACAAGGACCAGCCTGGCGTATATTCGGACCAGGTAGGTACTGGCTCGCAGACGGCCGTCAACCTCACGCTGCGAACCTCGTTTCTTCATATGGCCTCACTTGAGGGATTCCAGAGGGTGAGATGGCTCTACCTTACCACCTCGGCCCCAAGTGCACCGAATAGCACGCTTGGAATTCTCGTTGATTATGATGACATATATTCAGCGGTGACGCCGCCAGGCGCACCAGGTGAATACTCAATCTCAAAACAACTTGGAAACATCTCGTTCCCAAATCCAGCGTGCATAGACTTGAGGCACAAGCTTGTGCGCCAGAAATGCAAGTCTGTTGCTTTTACATTTACAGACAACCCTGCTGCTCCTGGAGAACCTGGGCTCAATGGTTTCCAGGCCATCTTGATGCAAGTTGGAATCAAGAAGGGCACTAACAAACTTCCAGCAGCTCAATCCATCGGGTGACGCATGGCCAGAATTCTCAATCCAGATGACCCAAGCAATGGCCGCTCGAATTTAGGAACCAGTGGCGGCGTTGATAAGATTTCAACCGGGTACGGCCTAAGGCCAGACATTGGCTCCCCAGGCATGTACAACGGGCCGGGCTCATACGGTACAGCCCCGGGCGGAATCGATTTAAACTCCGTTGTCGACAACAAAATTAGTAGCTCAGCGCCTGGCGCAAGTCTCAACGTGTCTCAGCCAGACGAAGAGCGCATGCGAATGCAGGCCCTGCTTGCTCAACTCAACAGCACAGCGCAAACAGGGAATGGCACATGGCAACAGGCGCTTCAGAATGCGACTACTGGAGCCAATGCATCGGCCGAAGCACTTGGGCAGTCGCAAGCAGGCCAAAATCCTTTATTGGCCTTGAGAAACATAGGCAACGCCCAAGCGGCCAACAACCAACAGGCGATAGGGCAAGGCAATATTTTGCGTGCACAAACACAGCAACAAGCCTTGCAGGACTTAGCCACAATTGGAAGCGCAACAAACACCACAGACGCACAACAGGCCGCACAGGCCGCTGCGGCTCGACAGAGCCTGAGAGAAGCCAACAATGACATAGCGGCCAATAATTTCAAAAATACGGCGGGCATTCTCGGAGGAGTCGGTCAGGCGGCCATGGCGATTGGAGGCGCCTCACAAGGTGGGTCTGTGCAGGGCAAGGCCAGTGTGTTTGGAGACAGCGAGGCAAACGACACGGTTCCGGCATGGCTCTCACCTGGAGAGATTGTCCTTCCTCGCTCCGTGACACAGTCTGGCAATGCGCCTGAGGCCGCGGCGGCATTTGTGCAAGCAATTCAGCGTCAACACAACTCAAAACACCAACACCACTTTGCGCCTGGCGGAAGAGTGGACCCCAACACGGCAGGAGACCAGCCTGGGTCAATTCCAGTAGACACAAAAGACGCCAGTGGACTCTATGGAAGTATTGGACACCCAGTTGACGCCAACGGAGTGCAGACGGATGCGCAGGGGAACCAGACTCTCTTGGAAGACCCATCTGTCACGGCTGGCTCTGGCTGGAATCCATTAAGTGGACTTCTTCCTGGCCAAACACAAGAGGCGGCCTCAACGCTTAATGGTGGCCTTCTTTCCAACATAAACTACAACCAGTCGCGCGGTCAGAATATTGACACAGCAAACGCACTTCAAAGAATGTCACAGGGGCTTGGGCCTTCGGTTGTTGGCCAGCAGGCTCAAAATGCGCGCGACAGCAATATAGCGGATGCTCTCCGTGCAATGGCTGGTGGCAGAGCCGACCAATCTCTTGCCGGGAAACTTGGGTCGGCCAACCAGGGCGTTGCTAATCAAGCAGGGCAAACGGCACAGGTGGAGTCAGAAAGAGGACTGCAGGGTTACGCAAACGCCCTTCAAAACCAGCGCGCGCAGGACTTGGCATTTGCACAGGCACAACAGCAAGCACAATGGAGGAATACTATGCTCAATTCTGGTATTGCCTCCGCACAACAAGCCACACTCGCTAATCTCTTGAGTGGTGCTGGCCAGGCGGCAACAGCCGGCTCCAGACTCTTTAAGAGCAACTCTCCAGGCGCAACATCATCACTTTCCGATGCTGGGGCGGCCAACGGAGGTGACTTATCTTCGCTTGGTGACGTCTCCGGGGTTGAGGATGTCAGCAATATCGAGGGTGGCGAGGGATTTTCTTCAGGTGGCGAGATTGAAGATGAGCGCGTCAAATCATTCTTGGCCGCCATGAGAAAGAGAAGGGCCGCATGAATCCAGACAGAGTTAAACTCGTCGGTGAAGACGACAAATTCTACACGCTAAATGATGGCAAGGCCCAATTTCGGGTACCCAAGAAAGGGCTATCCGACCACATGCATGTGAAGATTCGTGGGCTTGCGCCAAAAATGGCCGACGGTGGAGAGGCTGTCCTTTCAAATGAAGAGCTCGCTGAAAAATATCCTGGTTTTGTGGCGTCGGTTCCTCCCGGAGAAACAGAATTCACTGTCGCCAACAAACTAGGCATTCCGCTCAATATCGAGAAGCCTGAGCTCATTGGCAATAGGGTCGAGGAGCCAGAGGGGCGCAAGACAGGGCTCGCCCATGAGCAATTGGCCGCCATTGCTCTGCCGCCAGTTCCAACGCAAGCGCCGGTTCCGGTCGAGCCGCCCGCAGTAGTTGCGCCTGCTCCAACCGTACCGGTAGACATGAACATGGTGCGGAAAGCAATCTCCGCGAATCCGCGCAAATCCGTAGCGACAACTGCGCCGTCCATACTCGACTCGACGGCCCAGGCTGAGCTCGAGGGCAAAAGACAAGAGGCGGGCGTGCAGGCCAAAATGGGCGAGGAGCTTCAAAACATCGAACTTGGGCGACAGCGCGCACTTGAGAAACACATGGCTGAGCAACAAAAACTCTGGACAGATTCTCAAGCCGAGACACGTGCGGCAATTGAGCAACACAAACAACTCTCGGACAAGATGGCCTCAGAAAGCGTAGAAATAGACCCAGGAAGATTCTGGTCAAGTCGTTCAGCGCCTCAAAAGATTGCCGGCGTTATAGGTCTCGTTCTTGGTTCTCTTGGTGCCAGCAGGGACGGCGTCAACAGGGCTGCCGGAATGCTTGATAACTATATTTCTCAAGACCTGGAGCTACAGAAGGCAGAGCATGAGGCGCGACTAAAAAAGGGCGCCCAGGCGCTTGAGGCCGCCAATTCTAATTACTCAATGAATCGACGACTCTTTGAGGACAAAGAGGCCGCCATGAATGCCGCGCACGCAACGCAGCTAGACATTGTTGCGAGCCAGGTTGCGCAAGCTGGTGCCAAATTCTCCAGCCCCATGGCTCAGGCACAATTGAAGACACTAGAGGGCCAACTTCGAGGCCAAAGCGAGGCGAGACGACAGGTTGCCGGCGAGGCTTATTTTAAGAATAAACTTGAGACTCGTAAGCTTGACCTGGAAGAAAAGAAAATCAACATGGAGGCGGCGGCCAAGAATGCCGGGAGTGAATTTGTATCGCCAGGGTACACACTCATGCCTGGAGCAAAGCCAAAACAAGAGGAACTTGGAAACTGGCGACAAGCGCTTGCTTCGAAAAACACAATTTCGACCCAGGTCGAAAATCTAAAGAAACTTATTGATGAGGGCGGCCTGAAGAATCCATTGAGCGACAATTCAAACAGAGCTGAATCTATTGTGGGAGACCTGAAGGTTGCACTGAAAGACCTCGCCAAGTTGGGCGCGCTTTCTGGCTCAGATTACGCCCTCATTGATGCTCAAATACCAGACCCTACAAAACTCAGAAACATCGTCAAGAGCGACTCGGCCATGAAAGAGAAGCTCAATCAATTCGTGCGCAATGCGGAGTCTAAATTTGATGCACACTCGCAGTCGCTCGGCATCGTGAAGACAGGAGTCCCGAGCGCATCATCACAGGTTGATGCGGCCAAACAGTGGCTTGCCGCCAATCCGAACGACCCAAGAGCCGCGTCGGTTCGCGCCAAGCTTGAACAGATGGGTGCACAGTGAGTGGTTTTGACCCCGATGCGTTTGTTGCTGGTGGCGCGACTGGCGGCTTCGACCCCGATGCGTTCGCCAACAGCGGCCCTCTGCCGGCGGGCGCCGTCAAACAGAAAGACGGCACATACCTCGTGCCAACGCCAGACGGCCCAGCGCACGTCGATGCCGAGGGTAACCCGATTGGCGCGGCGGCGGTTGGCGAGAAATCAACCAAGGAGAAGGCGCTCGAAACGGCGCTCGCATTCACACACGGCGCCGCCCAGGGGCTGACACCCTACGTTGCCGGGGCAAAAAGCGTGGCCGAGGAGTTGTTCGGCGACAAGCGCACGCCTGGTGCCAAGACGCTTGGCGACATCTACCGACACGGGCGCGACGCTGCCGCGCAAGAGACATCGGCGGCAACCGAGGCGCACCCAATCGCAAACATCGCCGGCAGCATCGCCACGACAGCCATGGCGCCCACATCGGTTGCGGGTCGACTTGCTGTGGCAAGTGGGCTTGGCGCTGCCAATGCGGCCACTTCAAGTAAGGCCGACCTGACGAGGGGCGAGGGGGCAGAGCTTCTCAAAGACACGCTTGAGGGCGGCGCTATTGGCCTTGGAGCTGGCGTATTAGGTGAGGGGCTTGGGTATGGCCTGCGCAAGGCCGGCAGTTACTTCACCGGGAAGGCCGGAGAAGCGGTCGCTCAGCAGGCCGCCAAAGACGCTGCAGCGGTCGAGGAGGAGATTGGGAAGCTTCGCGGCGCCCTTGGCTCTGAAACACAGCAGGGCTCGCGCATGTTGGAGAACATTCAGCGCGCGGCGGCTGGGTTGCCAGAAAAGACGGGCATAGCGGGCGCGGTTGGCGAGGGTCTACAAAAGGAGGCCATGGCGGCCCTGGAGTCGCCCGCCTCAAGAGAGCTCGCTGAGGGCGTACTGAAGCGCAACCTCGCCGAGCTGCCAGGCAAGCAGGCCTCAATCGAGGCACTTCAGGGCGAGCTCGCGGCCCGCACAGCGACGCAGGCCGAGGAGGCGGCCAAGCGCACAGCCGAGTACTTCTCGAAGCCATTGGTTGCGAGCGAGATTGTGCCACGCCTCAAGACGCTGGCGCCACGCTTTGGAATGGCGGCCTTCGGCATGGCCACCGGAGCCCTCTACGACGCCACACTTGGCGACGGCAGCGGGCGCGGAATAGCCGGCGGTTTTGCTGGCTCGGTGCTTGGCGCACCCGGTGTCAGACAGATGCTGAAAAACGTCGCTTCGTCGCCGCGCGTCCGCGTGGCCGTCGCGAACAAGATGGCGGGGCTGCTTCAAAAGGCCTCGCAGGCCATCGGCCTTGGCTTGGTGCCAACACTCAACACGCTGGCACCACAGATGATGCATGAGAAGGACCTGGGCGAGCCGTCACTAGCGGCGGAGCAGCTTGTTGCTCGAGGTGGCCTTAAGTCAGTCATTTCAGACAACCCGCCAGACCCCGTGCGCCTCTCTGGCGTCAATGCGCCGCAGTCGGAGCTCGACAGGGCCATCATGCAGACCGCTGGCCTTATGACGGTTGCCGGCGCGCTCGACGACCACCACCAGAAAGAAGACGCGGCCTTGACCAGTGTGGCCCGGGGCGACAAGTCGGAGCCAAGTGAGAAACACGTTGTCCTGCCTGAAGACATCCACACTCTCGCGTCAAACCCAGAACTAATCATAAAACGAGCCGCCAACAACATGGGCGGGCTTGTTGATGTCGCCCCCGCCATACACGCCAATGTCGTAGCAACCACGCAGCGCGCCGTACAATACTTAGCAAAAATATCAGCAGTTCCGCCCAAGACTGGCCCAATGGCGCCAGATTGGACACCAAGCCAAGCAGAGAAGTGGACCATCTCAAAGGCTTCGGAGGTAATTCAGGATCCTCTTTCAATACTAAAACACGCCGCCTCTGGGACGCTTACCAAAGAGCAAATTGAAGCGCTGAAATTTGTTTACCCAATGCTAACAAGGTCAATTCAAGACAAGGCGCTCCAACTGGCCACTGCCGGCAAAGACATGCCCTATAAATCGAGACTCTCTTTTGGGCTTCTTACTGGCATTGACTTCGATGGGACAATGAAGACATTGCAGTCAAATCAAGCCGCTATTTCTTTAGACAAAGATAAGATGCCAAATAAGTCTGGCGGAATAAAACCAACACAAAAGGGACTGTCTGACATTTCAATTGCAGACAGAACTGCAACAGCCGGACAATCACAAGAAAACAGGGAGAGACGAGAATGAAATGCATGCATTGTGGTGGCCCGGTTGGGCATGATGGAAAATACGCAGAAGGTGGCATGGTTGAGTCAAATGAAATGCCATCTGACGAGTATGAAATGGAATACTCTGGCCCAAAGGAATACGAGGAAAACGAAATAGAGGAATACCCAGAGTCAGACCAAAAACAGGCCTCCGACGCGATGAAGAATATGGCTTTCGCCGCTGCCATGCGTAGCCGAAACTCATGGGATGATGGGGCCTCTGTGCGCAACGATGGGCCAGAGGATGAGGGGCCCATTTCGGTAGAGGATGAATTGCATCGCAAGAAACGTGAGCGCTATTCATTCGGAAAGAGAGGCTGAAATGGCTGGCACTACCTACGCCCCACTCAGGCCACCAACTGAGAGGGACACGATTCATCTACTCAATGGCGCCCCAATCTATCTCGGAGCCCTCGTTTCCACGGGAGCGGCCGTCAACAACGCAACAACCGCCACGCCATTCAATGCCTCGGCCACAACCACAGCCTCGCTTTCTGGCACGCTGGCCGGAAAGGTGTTGCTCCTTCAGCCAACTGGGGCCGGTCTCATTTCTCCGGCAACGTCAACAACGCTAACCATTGCGGTGCAAACAACCATTCCACCACTTCTTGGAACAACGCCCGGTTTTCTCATTCAGAATGCGTCTGCTCAAATCATTGTTATGCGGCCAGACACAGGGTGGTTGCAATGGCTCCCGTCCGCGAGCTCCAACCTTCTGGTGTGGGAATTGACGTGATTCGACTCATTGCCATGTCGGCCGCGCTTGCTTCCACGGCCTCCATGGCATGGCCAGGCTGGGGAAACACCTCGCTAGGCCCGTGTCCGGCTGGCTATGTTGGCGGCGGCCTTACTCCGTGTAGACCCAGCGGGTATGCTGGGTTTGAATTTGCGCCGTCTTCGGGGGCTGGCTTGGGCTCTCTGTGTGGGTGCTCTACGGTTACGGGCGCCAACGGGGAGGCGCTGACTTTCTCTCGCGCTGGCAATGCAACATGTAGTCTCACAAATTTCGACACACCTAGGGTTGGTGACTTTCTTACGTGTGCCGCCAACTTCCCCAGAATCATGAGAAACGCGAAAGGCACTCTTGGTTATTTCCAAGAGCATGGGCGCACCAACCTCGTGCTTTGGAGTGAGGATTTCTCTAACGTGGCTTGGACGACTCTAGCCACAGTGACAACAGACACAGACTTGTCGCCAGATGGAAGCCAAGACGCGGACACCATAAATGACATAGATGTTGGCTCCAACCAAACCGTTTGTCAGTTGGTCACAAGCACGGCGCAGGTGCAATATGCCGGCTCCATCTACCTGAAGGCCAAGTCGCTTACTTCTGCCTCTCTCTCTGTTGTTGGCGTTGGAAACTCAGCCGGAGACTGTGCCACAGGAGTGCAGGCTCTTGACGGTGGGTACAACAAGCTCTCATGTCTCTCGCCGGCAGTTTATGGCGCTGGAAAAACTGGCCTTATGCTGTGCCTCAGCATTGGCAATGCGGCTAGTGATACCGGGACAATAGTCGCATGGGGTGCCCAACTCGTGGCCTTTACCGTACCAGGAACGGACTACATTCGAATACCTGATTCATACATCAAAACAACCTCAGCATCTGTTGTGCGCGGCACCGACTCGATGACGTTTCAATACTCTCCAGCATCATCAAATGTTATGTCTGTGTCTGCAGTATTCTCTGTACCATCAATCCCAAACACAGACGGCGGAATTGTTCAGGTGGCCGGCAACGACGCCGGAAGCGTTGCGGAACTACGCCAATTCACCACGGGCACAATGACGGCCACTGTTGGCGGAACAAGTTCGACACCAACCGGGCTCTTGTCTCTTGGCGCAGTCAATAGGGCCTCTATTTATTGGGACGGCGCCAATCAAAACTCGTGCAGCAACTCTAGCTGTGTTTCGGCCACATCAATCAACGCCCTACCAGGCACCCCATGGACCGTGTGGATTGGTAGAGAGTCTTCCTCATTGAGAACCATAGAAGGAATTGTCAGCCAAGTATGCCTAGACAATGTCAGCGCTACGAGGTGTCAGTGAGACTCCTTATTCTTCTGGCTTCGCTTCTTTCTGTTGATGTCATGGCTTGGCCATTCGGACGAGGCGGAGGCCTCACGTGTCCAGCTGGATTTGTCGGCGGAGGCCTTGTGCCATGCACTCAGGCGCCAGCGTTTTTTGAATTCGCAAATGTCACCGCTAACGGACTGGGCGCAGCATGTGCCTGTACTGCTGTGACTGGCTCCAATGGCGAGACGGTGACATTTACACGCTCCTCTTTGGGTACATGCACCGCAACCCCGGCCGGAGGCCTTTCTGTTTCAGGAATAAGGGCCAATGATTTAATAAACTGCATAAACAACAAGCCGAGAACGGAATATGATGGCTCTGGCGTGCTTGGTCTTCTTGTCGAAGAGGCCAGAACCAATCAAATCCTACGCAATACGTCAATGGACAACGCCGCATGGTCATCAACGGCCACCGTAACGGCAGACCAGGGCGCATCTCCTGCTGGAGGACAAACAGCGGACCTCCTCACAGACAACAGTGCTGGCTCAATGCAGGGAAGTTCGCAGTCGGTAGGTTCCGCCACTCAAGTCCTAGACACCGTCAGCTGCTACGTGGAGGCGGTGACAGCATCCTCGGCCACAATTCAGTTAGTCGGTTCTGGAAACTCGGCCGGCGACTGCACTGCCTCAATAAACACACTCAGCACAACGACATGGAATAGGCTTTCATGCACAAGCGCTGTCGCGTATGGCGCCGGGATTCTAACAAAAACACTCAACATTCTTGTTGGAGACAGCGCCTCTGTTACTGGGTCAATTCTGGTATGGGGATGTCAGCTTGAGGATGGAGCGTTTATGACGTCTCCGATTGCAACCATTGCCGCAGCAGTGACTAGAGTTGCGGACCAAGCTACTGTCACTTTATCCCCATCGCCAATTACAACCATTAGCGTCGCTCTTAACGCCGGGCTTCCAACAACCACAAACACAAGCGCAGATGTCATTTTTATAACCGGCTCGTCTGGCGTTGTTGAAATGTCGCTTCTAACTCCCACGTCACTCAGGAGCTATTTCGCAGTCGCAAACACCGTTGACGGACCCATCTCATTCACCAAAAACACAAATGTCAGATTTGCTGCATTTTATGACGGAACAAGTCGGGCCTCATGCATCAATGGCGCTTGCGCCACAACCTCAGGCGCCATTTCGTTTTCAGCAACACCGTGGACAACTTACATAGGCGGATTTAGCTCGCTCAGCTTCAACTCTAACGCCATCATCTCTAGGGTGTGTGTTGACCCCGTCTCATCGAGGTGCCGCTAATGCAACGAGTACTGGTTACAATCGCAATAGTCGGTGGTCTTTCGTATTCTGTTTACCTTGTGACTGGCGGCACCGTCTCACAGCAAACCGCCTTTCTCCAGGATGCCGGGTACACCGGGGCCACGCATGTCGCATCTTGCCCAGTCATTTTCAACACAACATGTCTGGCGCAGGCACAGGACGCCGGAATACCTGTACACAAGTACGAGATGCTGCGATTCCCCGTTGCTGTGCGCCTACTTTCCGATGGCGGCCGCGACGTGCAATTACCTCCGATGAATGTTGATGCTGTGCGTGCGTGTTTTGAGGTTATGGATTGGACTCAATGCACTCTCGTGACAGCCGCCAGCGCACCGTCAATTGCGGCACTTATAGGACAACAGCTCCCTTTTTCTTTGGCTGGAGCTGTGCGCATGTGCGTGCGTCCAAACATGGACGCGGGCCTGACATGCATGCGTCGCGGTGTTGATGGCGGCCCATTCTCATTTGGCGACAGAAACGTTTTTCAACTCGGAGACGCTGTTAATTCGAATGACTGCGAGTCTGTTCAATGTGCGGTTTATTTCGGAGATGACCCAGAGGTGGACCTATGAGCTCCGAAGAAGAGATGCGGGTGCTGAGGGCAGAAATGCTTTATTTGCGCGAGAGGCACCTCAAGCTTGAGAGGCGATTCGACGAGTACACAGAATCTGTCAACAGCC